TTTTCTAATGCCTTGTTCATCTCCCATATGGATACGCAATCGTCGCTATTTTGACAAGAAGAATCCTTGCCGAAATGGTTCTGATGTTGCTAAATCGGCTTTAGCTCTTCGTCCCTGGGACATCTCCCGCCAGTGGCTGATGGTTCCTTGTGGAAAGTGTGAGGACTGCTTGCGTCGTCAACGCAATGATTGGTTTGTCCGGCTTGAACGCGAGCTTGCCTATTGTAAGGCCAATAACCAGCAGGCCATTTTTATTACGATAACTATTGCTCCGAAGTATTATAATGAAGCCCTGCTCGACCCCTCTCGCTTCATCCGTCGTTTTAATGAACGCTTGCGGCATAAACTTGGCCATTCGTTCAAGCATGCCTTTTTTCAGGAGTTCGGTACTCATCCTGAGACGGGAAATGAACCTCGGTTACATTTTCATGGCTTTCTGTTTGGCACAAACGTTCTTTACAATACCATTCGTTCTGCTGTTCGCGACCTCGGTTTTGTTTGGTTGGCAAAAGCTACCCATAGGCGCGCCCGATATTGTGTTAAATATGTTACTAAACAAATTCAATTTAATCCCGAGGAAATCTCGGATAAACATGTTATCATAGATGGAAAGTCTACACCTTTATCTTGCCTCCTCCAGCATCGCCGTTATACGCGAAAATTCGTATCTGCTGGCGTTGGTGATTTTTTCGGCTATATGCCTCGTCCTTCTGCTCGCGTTTCGTCGTGGTCTTATTTTGATTGCAAGAAGGGTATCGATTACAATTACGCGATTCCTCGATATTACCTTAAGTATCTTAAACCGGAGGACGAGGTTGTACGTTCGATTACCGCTGCTGACGCTTATGCACATTTTAGCAAGTCTCCTTTGGTTAAGCGTATTGTGTCTTTGTGTGTTGAGCGGTTCAATCTCAATTCCGCCGTATCCCGTAGAGCTTCATATACGTGGGAACAAAAGCAAGTAATGCGCTTCTCTTCCTCTTCCCGGAAAATGCCCGATTTTGACCCCCCTACTTGGCTCGATTTGGATATTCTCCAATTTTGGCAGGATCATTATAAACTTCAACTAAACATTTAATTTATGGGAAAACAACCTTTCATTTCACATGTTGTAAATGGTTACTCTCGCTATGACGTTCCTGAGAGTAAGGCCTTTACGTGTACACCGGGTATTTTGTATCCTGTGCGAATTGATTTTATTAATGCCCGCGACCGCGTGTCTATCGAGCAGGGTATTGACGTTCGCAGTAACCCTCTTGCTGTTCCGACGTTTAACCCTTATACTATTCGACTTCACCGTTTTTGGGTGCCGCTCCAACTGTATCATCCGGAACTTCGTACGAATAGCAGTAAGTTTGACATGAACGATTTGAGTTTGAATTGGATTAATGCGGTTCCAGGAATTCCTTCGTCCGGCGCGACGCCTTCGGTTACTGCAACTTTCTCTAATTCGCTTATGTATTGGTTGCGCGTGTCTAATCGCGCCGTTGATTTCACTACGCCCGCTTCAACTTCCGGCATTGTCCTCCCCTCGAATGTTGTTGGAGGCGTTTGGGCCAATGCTGATACGTATCTTGCTTATTGGGATATTGTCCGAAATTACTATGGTTATTCGCAGTGGGGTCTCTACTCCTTTGCTTGGCCCGCCTCTTGGTATTACACCGTAAGTGGTCACTCTACTGCCTCTAATGGCACCTACGAGTTTAATTCGAACGGTTCGGATGCTTTTTTCACCCAACGTTATGGTAATCTTGAATTCCTTGATGCCTATTTTGAAAGTCAGTTTTACCCTGCCGCTGTAGCGTCTTCCAATAATACCTATTGTCGTTCCGCTTTGCTTCGACAGATTATCGCCTCCGATATTGCCTCTTCCGGTGCTGCCACCGGTGCCGCCGGTAACGGCTATCCGGTTGCGGCTCAACCGACCTCGCTTCAGATTTGGGGTGCTTCGGCTCCTCTTGACCAGTTTAGTTCGTATGACGACACAAAGGGCCTCGCTGAGCCTATTATTTTTAATCTTGCTCATCCTATGGCTGTCATCCCGTCCAATCCTGACCGATTTAGTCGGCTTCTTCCTATTGGTAGTAGTTCCGCCGTTTCAATGACTGGCGTTCAAACTATTCCGCAGTTGGCCATTGCTTCTCGTTTGCAGGAATACAAGGACCTGCTTGGCGCTGGTGGTAATCGTTATTCTGATTGGCTCGAGACGTTTTTTGCTTCGAAGATTGATCACGTAGACCGGCCTAAACTTCTTTTCAGCGCCTCTCAGACCGTTAATGTGCAAATTGTTATGAACCAGGCCGGACAGAATAATTTTTCTACTTCTTCCTCTGCCGGACCTCTTGGTCAGCAAGGTGGTGCTATTGCCTTTAATGAGCGTCTCGGTCGTCGCCAGTCTTATTATTTCCGCGAACCTGGTTATATGATTGATATGCTGAGTATCCGACCTGTTTATTACTGGTCGCAGATTAAGCCCGACTATTTGAATTATCGAGGTTCGGATTATTTCAATCCAATCTACAACGATATAGGATATCAGAGCGTACCTAATTGGCGGTTTGGTAATCTTGTTGGTGGCGTCGTTGAAACTACTTTTTCGCAAGAGCCTTGTTTTAATGAGTTTCGAGCCTCTTATGATGAAGTTCTAGGGCAAATCTCTAGCACCGCCGGAAATGTTTCCGGTCGCTCTCTTTATGCTTACTGGGTGCAGCAGCGTCAATTGCATTGGAGTTCCTATTGGCCTTCAAAGGCTGATTATGCGCCCGCCCTTTTTGTCGATTTGTCGCAGGCTAATTCTCCTTTTAGTTCAGATGTTGAGGATAATTTTTTCGTGAATATGTCTTATGCTGTCCAGAAGAAGAATCTCCTCAATAAAACTTTTGCAACCCGTTTGTCTAATCGTTAATACATTGATTTTATGGCACTTGATTGGCTTCTTGAAGACGCCCCCGACTATGTTTCTCGCGGTCAGCGTATTCTTTCAGTTCTTGACGGTTCTGGTTCTGTTGACGTTCTTCCTGGTCGTCCGGACGTGGTGGCAGAATCGGCTGATTTTGATAAGGGTGAAAGGTTTAACCCTGAGATCGACTTCGACCCTAACTCCTTTTCTCGCATGGATAAGTTCGACGGTCTTGAGGTCGGCCAGGAATTAATTGATTCAGAGCTGGATAGGTCGAAGCCTACTTCTAAACCCTCCAATTCTGAAGAAAAATAGTATATCCTTTACTTGACGATATATGTTACGTGCGCGGACCCCTCTTGTAAGAGTTCGTGAATTGCTAGAGGTTATTGGTAACGACTGCAGGAGAGCCGCGCATTTTTCTATCGTTCTTTAAATTTTATCCCTATGTCTGATACTAAACAACCTTTTTATAAGTCGAAGGCTTTTTGGACGCTCGTTTCGTCCATTGTCGCTGCTTTGGCTGCCTTTTTCTTGTCCTCGTGTTCCGCACAGGCTAAAGTTTACCGCAATGGTGTTCACATCGACACTGTCCGTGTAGATTATATCATTCGTTCGAACAACTTTTCGCTTCCGTAGTATGAGACTTGTTGATTTTAAGAGTTATGTCGAGCCTGTTTCCACCGGTGCTATGCTCGGCGCCTCTGCTATTTCGGCCGGCGGTCAGGTCGCTTCTGGCCTATTTAAACCCTCGCTCAGGAGACAATGGAAATATCAGCAGAAGCAGATGAAGCTTCAACAGCAGTACGCTTTGGAGCAGATGCAAAAACAAGGTGAAATCAATTATGCTAACTGGCAGAAACAGTTTGATTATGAGAATGCCTACAATGACCCTACGAAGGTTTTCGACCGTTACTTGAAGGCCGGCGTTACCCCTGCTGCCGTCTTAGGTTCTTCAGGCGTCGGCGTCAATGCTACTATGTCCGGAGGTTCTGCTGGCTCCGTTGGCGCTTCCGGCCCTTCAGGCGGCTCTTTTGACTTCTCCAGTTCTCTGCCTCCTGGCGTTGGTTCTGCCGCTGCAGGTGTCGCACTCGAGGCCATGGGTGTTAATTCTACGATCGAACGCAATAAGGCTGCCGCTAATCTCGATAATGCCCAAGCTGATGACATTCGTAACAAGATGCCTACCAAGGAACAAGGCCAGGCCCTTATCGAGCTCGAGAAGCAATTAAAGCAAGCTAACATTGGCAATCAGTCTTCGCTCGCTCGTTATTATGGCGAGTTGGCTATCAATCAGGAGGCCTACAACAAGTATGCAGACCTCGCTGCCACGTATGATTTCCAGCGCATTCAGGCTGCTTATAGTGAACAGGTTGAGCGTACTAGGCGTATTCGTGCTGAAAACGATGCCGAGATTCCTCTTCTCGAACAGTCTGCTGCTGCTAACCTTGCTTATCTTCGCGCTGTCGCCGATGCTGCTAATGCTTCCGCCCGTGAATCCAGTTCTCATGCTGATATTCTTGACATTCAGCAGAAGGATATGCAACACATGTTTGAAGTCACTTGGGAAACCCCTGTAAAGGTTCCCCTGGTTGACGATAAAGGTAAGCCTACTGGGGAGTTCGAAGAGATTACAGGTCGCGAGTATTATTCTTACCTCCGTGGTCTTGATGTTAGCGAAGGTCGTCAGGGCCTTTCCAGTAACTGGTTTGCCATTCGCAAAAACAAGAATGCCCTGTTTTATGATGTTACAAAGGCTTTTGCTACTGCTGCAGGCATCGCCGGCGCTTCCTACGTTGGTCGCAAGGCCGCAGGCCCTGCTGGTCCCGAAGGTTACGAGGAGACGAGAGAATTTTACGGGTCTAGCGGCGACAGAGAAGGTGCTACCTATGCCCGCCGCGTCTATCATGGGAAAAATTAAACATTCTTTCCGACCTTTTGAACTTTTTCATCTATTCCTTTTGTTGTATGTTTGCACTGTAAACCAATAACCACATTATCATGGAAACGCAGAAATCTTTTAATCGGTTCGATTTGCGAGTTGATGCTTTAGACTACATTTTCGTTGAGTGGCTCGTTCGCAATCGTCTTTATCGTAGATTCGCGAAGAATCTCGTGGCGTCCAGGCACACTACTATGTCTGCTCGCGACTGCATTCGACATCGCGTTCGCATTTATGCGTCATTCCCCGCTGTCGATTATTCTTTTCTTATGGCCGGCGCATTTCTTTTCGAATTAACCCCCGAAGGTCGTGAATTTTGGAATGATGCGTCTCGGCGCTGGTCAGATTTTTGTAAATACTTTTTTCCGCTTTTAACTCAACCTCTTTAATTATGACACAAATTCATGTTGTTATTCGTCGCATTAATCCTGCCTTTAAGATTGACCTCGTTCAGGTAGGCTACGTTGAAAATGGACAGTTCTCAGCACTCTCCATTGACGCTCTTAAACGTACCCCCATTTCTACCTACGTCGAGCATTCTAGTATTGCTGATTCTCCTTATATTGAGCATTGTTCTGTTTTTGATCTAATAAGCGCCTTGAGTGCGTATCCAAATTTTGATGTCGAGTTTTTCGATAATACTCTCGTTCTTATGTTTGACTTTGATTTGATTCCCGATGAAAGCGCGTCGCAGAAAGAAGGGAAAGGGAACTAAAGTAGTAACCCGCCCGCTCGGTGGAAAAGTTCTTTGATTTGTTAGGCCTCAGGAGATATTCCTTCTCCTGTGGGCTTTTTTGTCCACCGGCTTTGCCGGTATATCCCGAACGGAGTGAAGCCATGGAGGCCGAAGACGCGCAGCGTCCCAGCCGTTAAGGCTGTCGGCCGGCGAAACGTAGTAGTTTTCGCGATCGAAAGTACCGTCTTTCGAAGCGCAAAGTAATCTTTTTAATTATGGATTATTTCGATTTTCGTCCTAGATTTTCCCCTACTATCAATAGCATTCCTCATCGCTATTCTATTGGCGCATATCGAGGTAGGAAGCGAGTTGTTATTGCTTGGTTTGCCGATGAATCTTCTGCGAGAGATTATCTCGTTCGCTGTCGTCTTGATCACCCTAGTATTAAATTTGATTGTCTTCGAAGTATTTTCTAATGCCTTGTTCATCTCCCATATGGATACGCAATCGTCGCTATTTTGACAAGAAGAATCCTTGCCGAAATGGTTCTGATGTTGCTAAATCGGCTTTAGCTCTTCGTCCCTGGGAC